TACAACCTTCATATCCATAACCTTTTCGTTTGGAGCAAGGGAAACGTTGATTGTAAAATTGAAGATTATCCATTATATTCTCTTAAATATGTTAATTTCATCGGCTGGAACAAAGTCAGTATATATCCAAGTAACTGTCAAGTCAATTTTATCTGGATTTGCATAACCCATTTTAACATCACCAATTGATTTTGGATGCAATGCAAAGAATTTCCATTCTAAAACTTTATCACGGTTATTATCAAGAATCATTAAATGCCCATCTACATAGAAATTCTTTGTATACTCTTCTTCTGTAAATTGCATAGTATCTTCTGGATTATGACCAGCAAATATCCAATATAAGAATATTCTATATATAAACCAATTTTCATCATTAGCAAACGTAGTTACTAAATCAGAAAATTCAACTTTACCATTAACTGTTTTAATAGTTGCGAATTGATTTTCTATACCAGTTGTACCAACAGAAACACCAGGAAGAGTAAAATCCTTTAAATATAAAGCAATATTTCTAACATCATTATTAGCTTCTTTAATAGCATCTAAGTTCTTCCATCTGCCATAATCGGCGGGAGATGGGCCTAAATTTTTACCAACACATTCTAAACCAAATTTAGATATTAAATAACTTACTGGTATATTATCAAGCACAAATATAAAGTTATTGTTATGCGCTTCATTAATAAGCATCTCGGAGTTATAAAGTATCTGGCAGCAACTCATAATTCTATTGTATCCATTAATCTGAATGTTTTTGTGGCTATTGAAGTAGCTAAATTAGCTAATCCTGGGCTTCCAGATGTGCCAGATGTTCCAGACGTACCAGAAGTTCCTGTACAAGTTGAATATACACTTGATATTGCATTTTGTAATTTAATTACTACTTTATAGACACCAACTGGATATTGATCATCTGTTTGAATCTGAAATAAATACCAGCCCGGTTTATTTGGACATGGATACATTGAACAATCAATGAATAAGTTTCCACATGGATCATAAACCATAATTTCAGCATTATCAGCATTACGATAATCATTGGCTAATGCTGGAACACTTAAATCTATGCGAGGTCTATTACTTACCTCAAAACTTATATTATCACCTTTATAAAAATCTCCCATATAATCTCCGTTAATTGTTATGTATAAAAATTTCAATCTGACTTGTTTTATATATATTAAAAGATTCAATTCTTGGTGGAATGTTTAATTCACAACCAACTAAAGGAATTGATACAACTGGACTGCCACTTAAACTTGGCAATGGATCGCTGGGACAATCAATACTGTCTGTTCTATTAGCATCAAAAGTATCCCAAGCATCCCAATTGAATCGACTCATATAACCTCTTTTGTTATTTATTAAGATCCGCCGCCTAAATTACTATTTAAATCAGATAAACCAGTAATCATCTCAACTCGTTTGAAGTAAGAGAACTCATCATCTATTTGAGTATATGAATCTTTAACGAATACAATTTCTGACCATGCTTTTGATCCATCAAACTTATCAATAATAGACCATGTTAACCATGGACCAGACATCATCATATCAACAGCACGGTCACGATCACCAGATGCAATAATTAACTCAGCACGTTCACCGGGATTTCTACTTTCAAATACTCTTGAAATAGCTTTACATCTTAATCCACCTAATAAAGTATGTTGAGAAAATTTATTATAACTTTCTTGATTAAGTAACTTTTTAGCTTCTTTTTGATGCCAACCAGAATGATCAAACTGTGACCATTGATTTCCATATTTTAATGAATGCATTGCATATGGAGTTAAAGCTTTAAATTTAGTTTCTTGCCAATTGACATAATCACTACCAAAATACATATTATCTTCAAGATAATCAAATGTTGATTGTGTTTGACCACTTAAATCACCAAATGACATTCTTGATGCATCAAAGAATTCAAATTCATATGATAATAAAATATCTAATGGGCTATATGATTTAGGAGAAGTATCTTCTGGTATGCTAGTATCATCGTCTTCTTCTGGTTGATTAATTGGCTTTTTATCAACGTGTTGTTGACTTAATCCATATGCTCTAGATACACTTGAATCATCAACTAAAGAATAAACTGATTTAAATGTCAATACTGGTTTATTTCTAGCAAACTTTGAACCATCATCGTTTCTAGTATAAAATACATATAATGGATATTGATCAGCATCTGATGTAGCATACTTCTTTAAAAAATTAATAGCCTTCATTGGAGTCCAATTAGGCACATAAAAATTTAAATTCTCTTTCTCAGTATCATCTATATCAAGCTGACACCATTTATTTAAATTAGGAACTTCATTTAAGATATCCTTAACTATTTGTGAAATTTGTAATGTAGGTGTATTATCATCTGAAATTGGATATGTTTTATAAACCTGATTAAAAGTTAAAAAATCGTAAACTGGATATTCAACTAATATTAACCTAATAAGCTTGTGTGTAAGTACTTCTGGTTTAGATGGATTAAGAATTTCTTTCACAGAGAATATTCTGAAATTTATAATCTTATGTGGTGCTTCGGTAGTTGATAAAGCATTTCTATACATAATAGAAATAATTTCGTTTCCAGTAATTGGACCTACTTCTCTATAGTTACTTGGATCCTTTAAAGTCATAACAGCTATACGAAACATTTGGTCTAATGAATCATGAATCTCAAAAGAGTCAACTAGTCCATTAATAGTTAATGCAAATCCATCAAAATTATCAAATCCATCTGCTGCTGTAGATGAACTAATTCTATTTATTCCAATAGAATATTCAATATTTTCAGCATATTGCTGGGGACTTAAAGATGATGGTAATTCGTCAGTCATTACTTACTTTCTTGTTTATATTTAAAACTATCATTAGTTTCTTTAATAATCTTCATTTTAAATATTATACTTGATAGATACTCAACTTTTAAAACTTTTATATTACCACTATCACCTTCGCTACCATCTATTACATTTTTTAAAAAATCAAATGGATCTTGAGCATCATTAATTAAAGGAATAACCCAATACAAGCGATCTGTTCCATAAAAAGCCATACTTAATTTAGTTAATGTATCAGAGCTATTGACTTTATACTTAAAAAATATAGTAGCATTTCCTTTTTTAAGATTAGCAACTATACGATATGCATTCCATATATCAAGACTACTCTGAGCGACTTGATCAGCGTCATATATGATTTCTGGATAAAGATTGACTAAACTATTGACATTTGTTAATTTCATATTTTATTCCAATTATTTTGGTGTAACTAGTTTATCAAAAGTATCTGTAAATTCAGTTGATTTGATTCCAATAAAATCCGTTGTTCTATTTTTTCCTAACCCAGCCGGACCAATTAAAAAATCATCTGCAAATATAGCATCTAATGTTGATATATTTAAACTACAATGGGCGTGTGCTGGATATGCTGACTGTGTTGGTGTAAATTGACCAGTACCATCATAATATCCAAAATACATTTTATCTCTTGAATATTTTACTGAAAAATCTCTGACTGCACAATTCTGAAAATTAAATAACCCAGACATATGTTGTATATCACATATATAAGGAGCATCATAATAATATATTCTAGTATTAAGTGCCAATGCTTGGGCAGCGGCACCAGCGGCAGTAGTAGATGATTGTTTTATTACATCAGCGCCTAATTTTGCTAATGAAAATCTACCAGCAATGAAATCTGTTAACGAATCAGCAGCGACATTTGTAAATATAGTTTCTAAAGCCTTACTAACACTTTGTTGATCACCTCTACGGCGTGGATATGTCAAATATGTTAATAATGTTATAGGAATTAAAATATCTCTATAAAAATTATCTGATGTAAATAACTCAAATTCCAATCGTATATTCAACCCTTCTTGTGATGTACCACCTTTATATGTTTTTTGAATATCTACTTTCGCATTTAATCCGGGGTCAAAATTCGCTGTAGGACCACCAACTTGACTCGCAACATCCAAAGCGAAATTTGAGACAGCAGCTTCTAAATTCGAAGCATTTAATTGATTGGCAACACCGTTTCTTGCTAATTTTGAAGATGTTGCATCACTGCCCCATTCATGTGAATGTGTAAAATCAAAATCATTTAAACAGTTTATATAGAAATTTCGTTCATCTTGTTTACCAGCACCACCGCTACCATATGTTAATTTAGTTTTCGTTAATCCAGTATCTGGATCTTTTACAGTTTCATTTTTCAACGGTTGATACTTATAGAAATTTACTAATACTTCATTAAAATAACTATCATTACCAGTATTATTACTATCAATAGCTAATCCTTGTAAAAATGGATTATCAACTATTGATGTTGCATTTTCCGAATCAGTAGGTGTTCTATTAAGATTTAACGCTGCAACAGATTCAACTGTGGGTAATTTTAATCCATCAACCATTTTAACCTCCTATACTTCCAAGTGAAATTGTTTTGAGAACATTGAATGAATTATCATCACGATGAACACTTGTGTTATTTACTATAACATTAGGCTGTTGTGGTTTATTATGTTCGTTAGTCTTCATTGTATCTTTAATTGTTGTATGTACAGAAGCAAGTAATTGAGCGTGCTCTTCTTTTTTCTGTTGTTGATTTTGAACTTGTAAAGGTTTAACTTCATTATTTAAACGCTGACTACTAGATAATTGATGTAATTGACTATATGATTCCGATGATTGTTGTGAAGAGTTATGTTGATTAGCTTGTTCTCTATCAATTATCTTTTGTCTACTTGCAAGTTGACTATTATTACGTTCAGCAGCATTTCTTTCAGCATTAGCTTGAGCTAATTCGGATCTATTCTTTCGATTTTGTTCTTCACTAATATTTGCTTGTGCTCTTGCATTAGCATTATCTAAAGCAGATTTTGCCGATACTTGACGTTTAGTTAATTGACTTAAATCGTCTTGTTCTCTCTTGTTTAATGATTTAAAATCTTCTTCTTTAATTGATGCAATTTCATCTAAGGTAAGTGATTCACCTTTTTTAAATCTACTTATAACATCTTTTGAAATACCACTACTATTATCTACACTTTGTTTTACTGGTTGTTGAACACCATTTCTATTATGTAACTCATTCATCACTTTCTGATAATTTGCGTTATTTTCATTAGTAACTTGTTCTTGTTTCTTTCTATATTCTTCAATAGTCATTCCACTCGTTTTTGATTCATTAAGACCAATTTTATTTTCACTACTAAAAGTATCTTTAATATTACTTCCAGCTAATCCAGCAAGAGCTTTTACTTCTGGTAATCCAGTTGCTTTAGTTACTGCTGGAGACGGTGTTACTTTAACTTCTGTTTTTGTCTGATCAACTTTTGCAGAATAATCTTCAAGAATCTTGATATAAGTTTGAAGTTCGCCTTTATATAAAGAATCTCCTTTAGCCATTAATTCTTTATCTTTTAACCAAGAAGGAGTAAACCATCTATCACCACCAAGTTTTTTCAACTCATCCCATTTCTTGGAAACTGACTTTAAACTTTCAATGGCGGCTTTAGCAGCATTTATATTAGTAAATTTACCATCTTTATCTAAACTTAAATCTCCACGGGCTTTGTTAATCGTGGTTGATAATTCATCGGCCAATTGACCTTCTTTATCTTTTGATTGAGTTGCTATATAAGAGGCTGGACCAATACCAAGTAAACCAAGTGTCTGTTGTGCTGCCATTGCTTTAGCAGATGATTCATTCATTGTTGACTTGTATCTATTTAATTTATCAGCAAATCCAGTATCTAATGATTTAGCAACTTCTCCAGCTTTACTTTCAGTTCTACCTTGTTCAAGTTTAGATGAAAGAATATCATAACCGAATCCGGCAACAGATCCAATGTTTTTTCCCCATTGAACGGGTGCTGATAAAAAATCTCCAGCAGTCTCTAATGTACCCATTAAGGCACCGTCTTTATAATTTTCACTAACATTTCCAAATCCCAATGTATCAACTATCTTTCCACCAACACCCATTTGGCCTAAACGATGTGCTTCATCTGCTCTCTTATTAGAATCAAACGCAGTCTGATAAGCTCCATATCCCATTTGAGCCGCTAATAATGCTGGGCCTGCTAACTTACCAACGAAGTTAGAAGCAGCACTAACACCGGGAATTTTACTTAATCCACCAATTGCTTTACTAGCTAATCCACCAACTCTACTAACACCGGGAATTTTACTTAATCCACCAATTGCTTTACTAGCTAATCCACCAACTCTACTAACACCGGGAATTTTACTTAATCCAGAAAGAGCTTTACCTGGAATTTTTCCAAGTTTATACATACCATTACGAAGAAATCTTGGAGTCAATTTTCTACCAAGTAATTTGGTTTTTCTCCATAATCTACTTGCAGAATCAGGTATTAAATCAGTTAACGAAAAACCATTATTTTCAGATTCATCAGAGCCACCATGACCATGACCACCTAAATCAATATCATTTTCTTCAATATAATTGACAAATTCATGAGCTAATTCTTTCATGTATGTCTTTGATTTAATTTTACTTAAATCATCTTGAATATCGCTTAAGTAATTTAACATCTTTTCTTCGGATGATCTACCAAGAATTTGTTTTTTAGATTCACCCATAGTATGATTGATTGAAAGATTATCTTTCTGATTATTTTTATCACCAATTGACTTAAATAAATTTTCGGCAATACTTGTTATACCGGATCTTTTTTGTAATGGATCATGTGTTTTATTTGGATCTAACACTGAACCAACAGTCATTCTTTTACCTAAACTCTGAATTGAATTGATGAAAGAATTTTCTAATCCGGCTCCAGCTTGACCTACGTTACTATAATTATTTGCTGGTGGTTTACCAAAATCAGTCATTAATCCTTTAATCATTCCACTCGCAGAACCTAAGAATTCACTATTTTTAGCATTCAAATCTTTAAGAATTTTCTGTTGATCGGTTAATATCTTAGTTTGTTCATCTTGCTTCTTCTGTTGAATATTAAATTCAATAGCTCTACGTGCCTCTGATAAGTCAAACTTTTTAGATGATGTATCTAATTTATCTTTAAGTTTATCTATATCATCTTTATTCTTTAATAGATAATCACCAAACTCATCCAGATTTCCTTTAAAGCCTCTTAAAAGTTGCTTTTCTTCCTCTGTATACTTTTCTAAACTATCAAGTTTATCTTTAATTTGATCAGCTACTTTAGATTTCTCTAACGGATCTACTGTTTTATTTGGATCTAATGATTGTTTAATACCTATTTTACTACCAATATCATTTATTGATTTGATGAAACTATCTTCTAATCCAGCACTAGCTTGGCCTAAATTGTTATAATTGTGCTTAGGCGCTTTACCGAAGTCGGTCATTAAACCTTTTGTTAGACCCTTAAAAGATCCAAGTAATTCTTTATTTTGGCGACTAAGTTCATCTATTTTCTTATACTCTTCAAGACGCTTTTCATTATCTTTTTGGATATTTTCAGTAAGCTTATTATTTTTCGTTATAAGCTCTTTTAAATTAACATTAATATCTTTAGATTGACTGTTATTTAAATAAGCATATATTTGTTTGATTTGAGCAGCAACACCATCTTTATCGGCTAATAGTTTAGATATTTCATCTATTTTCTCTTCAAGATTTTTTGCTTTCTTATTTTGTTCTTGACGATTATCATTTTCTTTGATAATACTCATTAAGTTTTTAGCTACGTTACTTGTTGCTGTCATATTATGTCCTTACTTCGCAGCAATAAGTGCTTTAACAGATTCAATTAATAAATCTTCCATGTCTTTTTTATTACTTAAAACTGTATCTTTCATAGTTGTATATTCTTCTTTAAAGTATGAATAATATAAAAGAAACTCAAAATAATCAAGTTCTTCTATAATACTTATATTTATATAACCTTGAGAATTTTTAACTAATTCAAGTGTTTGTTCCATGACTTGAAGATACGATTCTCCACAAGTCATCAGTTCATAAAAAAACGAATTACGTTGATATCCTCCTGAGTATCTTCACCGCACTTCTGACATTTTTCTTTAAGTACAATCTTTATACCATAGTCTTCTATTTTTTCAAAATATGTTTCAATCTTTTCCAAATCATTTAAATTAAAGTTTTCAATGAATGCAACTTTTTCGGCAATCTTTAAATCAACTGGAATTGAAACATCATCTTCTTGAATATATATTTCCTTAAGAGTAGCTGCTAAGAATACTATTTTTGTATCATGATCATTTGTAAGTTTAGCATTCTTAATATATTCACCAACATCAATATTATCTTGTCTATTTAATTGACCTAGTTTAACCTTAATTCTATCTTTAGCTAAATCAATAAAACCATCATATCCTTCAGGGTTTTTAAAATTATTAACTACTATGTAATCTGTTTTTAAGGGAAATTCTTGAATATGTTGACATTTAATACATTGATGTGGAATAGTTACTGTTGATAAATCACTTGAATTAGCACGTAACTCAACAAGTAATTGTTGACGTTCATTTTCAACTAATTTCTTGGGGTTAATCGGTTCACCATTTTTATCCATACAATATTTTTCAATCAAAACATCAATGTTTTTTTCAATTTGTTCATCATCTTTAAGTTCAACACACTTTAAAAATTCTTTTTTATCCTTAACTTTCATTGATTTAACTTGAATTATGTCATTAGAATAGCATAACTCTACTTTCTTATCTTGGAAAATCTTTGTTGTAGCGTATAATTTCTTTAAATCACTAAACGACATTGATGGTTTATCCATAATGGTACTCCTAAGTTCTTATTATAACAAAAAATATTGATTATTTACTTGGAACGTTTACAATTTTAGTTGGATGTGGAGTACCTATTCGGTCTTCTCCATACGCAACTGGACCACTTTCAGTATTAAAAGTGATCATACTACTAAGAATCTCACTACCAAGTGCTTTTAATGATGAGAAAACCGAATTACTATCGTTGTTATTAGCCAATGTTTGAAGGACACCGTTAACATTTGATGGAGCAGTAACTATACTTGAGGGTGATTGTTGTTTAGGATGAGTTACTACTTTAGCTATACCATCAACACTTTGATTAGATGGAATTCCCTTCTTATCAAATCCCTTTGCTGCAATCGTATTTGAATGTGATGTTGATATATTTATTTTATCTGGTGTAGCTTTATAGATTCCATTTGTAAGATTACGAGTATCAATAGTATAGAAATCATACTTTAAAGATACTTTAAATTCTGGAATCGCAGTATTCTTTTGACCTACTTCCCAACCAGATACTTTTTTACAGAATACACCAAAAAAGTTATAAGTTAAAATAGGTATACCATGTCTATCTAATTGATGAACTTTTATATCATTAAATTTATATGATGACATTGATGAGCTAATATTATTGATTGGATTTGATGTCATAGCCATCCAACCTAAAAATAACTTATATAAAACCATGGTAGCATCCACTGCTGGAAAATTAATGTCTAAAGTTTCACTGTATTCTGGTGATTTAGCTGAATTTATTAACAATCCATTATAATCGGTATGAGTTTGTGTTGAAATATTATATCCTGGTAATGTTGTAGAAGATACTAACGTGGTAATATCTAATGAATCAAAACCACCAATTTGTAATGGAGGTAATTCAAGTGCAAATAACCATGGCTTTACACAATCACCAATAAGGTTACGATAACCTTGAAGGTTCTTTCGTTTTGACATATCAATTGAAAATGTAGTTGCCATAATTGTATTTATCTAATAAAATGAGGTAGATTAAAAAACCTACCTCATTAACTTATTATTTTACTTTTTTAAAGACCAAATTAAGATTGGTCACCATTAAGTGCGACTGTTCCAGGAATCTTAACACCTTGTCCACCAGATGCTCCACCAAGAACAATATTATCTGTGGCAAGATCAATTGGACTATTATCAATACCTTGGTGATCAGTAAGTTGAGTAATAGAGTGAGTAGTAAGACCTGTTCCAGTAACGATATCGAAGAAATCATATTTAAATGTAACACCAAATTCTGCTGGTGCAGTTGTACCTTGAGCAACTTGCCATCCTTTAACTTCTTTAGGATATAAACCACTAAAGAAATAACCGATAATTGGTTGACTCTTACGATCTAATTGAAATAAACCTACATTATCAACTTTATATGAGTTAGGTGATGCACTATACATGCGTCCAGGTTCATATGCTGCTGCTTGCCATTCAAGAAGTAAACGATATAATTGATGTGTATGGTCTGCTAAGAATGTAACATCAAATGTACCAGCGAACTGAGCTACACTTGCTACATTCAAAGTTAAACCTTGATAAGCAATAGTTTCGTCTTTTAAGGTATAAGAAGGTAATGTAGTTGATCTTGCAAGAGCACTAACTGTCTCTACATCTCCAATTTGAGGTAAATTCAATTTGAACATATAGGGACGAACGTAGTCACCTAAAATACTATTTCTATATCCTGCTAAATTATTTGATACCATAATGTGTTTCCTTTGTATTTAATATTAAGTGACTACTTATTATTAACCTTTACCAACTAATTCAGCGAAACTAGTTCCTGTTGCGACAGCAGTAAAGATTAACTTGATGAATTCAATTACTCTTGTTGGTTTGATAAGGATTTCAGCAACGAATTCATTAGCATCAATAACATCAGATGTATTGTTAGTTCCATCTGCAACTACTAAGTAGTCATAAACGCCTCTCTTACCCTTGATTTCAGATAAGAATCCATTTACGATGTTACGGAATCTTGAACGAGTTGTATCATCATTTAATTCAAATACAAAGTAACGAGCCATCTTGTCAATACTTCTTTCAAGATATAAGAATAATCTACGGACATTGATTCTATCAAAGGCACTTGGTTGTGCTTGCATGGTCTTTTGACCCCAGATTACTATACCTTGTCCAATAAAGTTAACAATTGGATTTACTCTATTTACATAAAGTACATCACGTTGTGCTTTTGTTGGATTTAAAGCGATATCAATGATGTTGGTAAGAACACCACGGTTTAAACCAGCAGGTGCCCACCATTGAGCGTATGTGAAATCAACACGGGCGATAGTTGCTGCAATCCAACCAGTAGCAGGAACCCAACGTTCCTTCTCAAGATATGGATCGAATATCTTAAAGTAGTTACCATACATAGCAGAATAGCTGCTATTAATACCAAGAGTGGTATTCATATAGTTCTTTACTTTAATATAAACTTGGTCAACAAGTTTATGTGTTAATGGATTCATGATAACACTCTCAGGAATGTTAAGAACTGCCATACAATCCTTACGGATATTGGAAGCTAAATCATTCATGACTCTCTTGATGTTATCAGAATAATCACAGTCTAAAAGTAAATCAACTTCAAGAAGTTCAGTGTTACTGAAATTAGTAGTCCAAGCAGTTTCAATTTCACCTTCAAGGGCTGATAAATCTGCATTGTTAACAACTCCACCAATTGATGATGGATATTGATACTTATCAGATGTATAACCAGTTAATCCATCAGCACCCTTCAATGAAGTTTTACCGATAGACCACTTGATTTGAAGTCCTTGTGAACTATATTCAGATGAACCAGAGAATAAGTAAATGTAACGGTTGTTACCATTGACTACTTTTGGTCCAAAGATAGTATTACCTTGGAAATCCTTCTTATCTGGATTTGTTGAAAGGTTATAGATATTATCTATATTACCCTTATCATCCCAAACAAATAAAAGATACTCATCATAGAAGTAAACTGGATTACCACTTACATCATAACCAGTAACTGTTGGTTGTGGACCATATTCTGGTGATGTATATGTTGATAACATATCGGAATCAAATCCCCAACCAGCAGAAA